ATCATAAACGCTATCGGATATAAAAGGATCATCAAGAACATAATAAGCATAACTGGCCCTTTGTAGTTCTGTTTTTAATTGTTGGCAGCGTTGTTGGATTTCTAAGGGGATAGTCATAATCGTTAATGAAGTGTATTAATAGTTGTATGCTATTATTAGAATAGTTATTTAAGGAGTACATATGCCAGCTGCACTACCAGATTTATCTACGGCCATTCTTAAGGAGTATCCTAATTGCGCGGGCCCCATACTAGACCAATTAGTTCATTGGGTTGATGAATACCAACTCACCTGGGTACCTGATAGAGACGGTAAAGATGCTTACTTCTTAATGTCTGAAATAGCACAAAGACTCAAGATGTCATTTAGCAATGTCAAAAACTTATTTAACCCTATTGTGCGTACCTGGGCAGATAGACCTGGCCTACCTAAACCACGTTTGATTAAATTAGATGCCTTAGCTATTAAACCATTTCAAAGAGCACTATGTACTTATTACGATGTCAATTACTATAATAATCACTTATGGGTATGTAATTGGACAGCGGCTTATGGACGTATAGCCCTCCATAATAATATTAGGCTGGGCCCCGCTCTCTCTCGTGTAGAGGGAACTAAGACAGCACCTGCACCACGAGCTACATCTATACGTAACGTAGAGACGGGCCCCACCTATAACTCTGAGCTTGAGTTACAGATGGATCTAGTATTATTAGCTAGTTATACTACTAACCCCTTCACTAGGGAGTTAACAGTAATTAACACACTAGAGAGTCGGGCCCGCACTCGCCGCTTTGACTTATGCCGTTCTAGTAATGGTAAGACACAGGTCATAGAGATTAAGATTAACCCTATTGACGTAGAGGACGTAGTATCTACTATAGCTGATAAGGGTTATATAGAACTAGCCAATAACCATTTTGATACACCAATTGAGTTCATATTCGTGGGGCCCAGCATTACCCCTCAAGCACAACGTTTATTGCACGAGCCTGTTTCATTTATGACTGTACAAGGGTTGCGCGATATGTTATTCCAGGAAGCACTAGATAACACTCCTGTTGAAGGTCACTGGTATATACATAAGTGCAAGGAGATGCTACCTCGCTTATGGAGCTGATTAGCTATTGATATACCTCCCTGTTAGCGGGGGGGGGTAATTAGTAATAGTTCATTAGGGCTGTATGTAGTTGAGAGTGAGGCGGGCCCCTCGTGATATACTACGCCCTAATTACTGTAGTAGTTTATTCGTATACTTTGTTGGCACTATTAGTGTTGTGGGGCCATTGGTAAACGTTAACTTATGTACTCTGATGTCAAATCCATTATCGTGTTCTGTATATTGTAGCTCTAGACCTTTAAACAGGTATCTCATCAGCCGAACACTGCGGGCCTCATTATTGGGCCACATTACCATATCAATCTCTACACTGATGATATGCTTCACAAAGCACGCATACCTCTTAATGTTGATCTGCTCGTCTGGTGATGGATATAAGACGTAAGAGGTTAATACTTTCATAGCTCTCCTTAGTATTATGGTATTTCTAATGGGGGGGGCCCCTTATATTACTGAATGCAGGATAGCGGAATCGAACCGCTCTAAGCCGTCTTATGAGGACGGTGCCTCCACCTATCGGCCAATCCTGCTTGTGGTGCGGCCCTAATTGGGGGGGGCCGCGTTATATCTAGTATGCCGTTACTTACCCTTTCTTATCAATCTATCTGTATTCTTGTCCCACGCCGCTACATAGAAGTGATGTAACAGCCTGTGAAGCAAAATCATAGAGAAGATTAATCCACCAATCCGCGAAAGCAATAAAATCAACATCTTCCTCCTGAGTTTAATTCTTGATAAGGTTTACTGTATGCAGGACAGCGGAGTCGGTTACACTATTCCACTTATCCTTATTATGGCGCGGGCCTCCTTATTATGGCGCGGGCCTCGTTCTATATACTACCACTACTACTACTACTACCGCGCTACAAGTATTAAGTAGTGTTATAGCCTAGATGTAGAATAGTGTAACATTCTACTACATGTATCACTGGCGGGCCCTCCATTAGACATGATCGATATCCATATCATCCCTATGACGCATATTAACGCTACAAGGCCCCACCTAGCGCGGGGCCCTACTCTAGGAATTAGATACATCAGGAACACTATGTATACGATAAAGACTACATTTAACGCTATTACTGTTATTGACATGCTTGTATATCCTTAATAATTGAGTGGCTACTCACTCTACTACATGTATCGCTGGCAGGCTCTATAGCAGATATGATTGATATCATTATATACATTAGAATCACTACGAACACGGTAAGGGTCACATATAAAGCTAATACTGTTTTTGGCATACCTGTATTTCCTTAATAATTAAGTGGCTACTCACTCTTGTCTATCTCTTTGCCTAGGTTTCGCTCGCATTTGATAGCTTAATATTTGTTTAAATATAGCTAAAATACGGCGATATTTGCCGTATTTTCAACGCTGTATTAAAAACCCCAATTATTTATGTTTGAATTGTTACATATTCTAACTGTATGTTATGGGCATATTTATCTGATGATTAGAGAAGCTGTGGAATATTTAATTGATAAGTATAACTTATCGATATACAATATTATACTCTATACTAAGTAACGCCAGCATAGAGTGCAATCAATAGTTAATAGGTTTGCCCCAGGGGGTGGAATGGTACTTTGATAGTGACTCATAGGTTTAACTTATATGACGTTGTGGGTTTTGCTCTAACGCTGTATGCAGAATAGCGGAATCGAATCACTTTGAGCCGTCTTATGAGGTTTCAATCCCTATTAGGGTTTAAGATTAATTCGACCCGCCCAGTGGTAAAAGCCATACGCTATGGAGTTTTCAAGGTTCATTTGCGCCGCACCCGCAATAAACCAATTATACAGCAAATGACCCACTGTTTCAAGACCCCGCAAAACCTTACGGGATAAGGGGCGCCCCGCGTTATCGGGGGCTCGCAGTCTAACTCTACACGTATGACGCTATTGACCTTGATCCTATTGTTCTTGAACCAATCACAACTGCGTTAGGCTCGAACTCACCGTATGCTTCTACACTGGTATCCATTACGTAGCTCAGCGCTACGCTTCCACAGTGAAATCAGTCTGGCCCGCGCATAGCAGCTGTGTGTCTTCTACACGATAGTATAAGGCACTGTTACTGTAATCGGCCGGGCCCGCAGCACATAGCCGCTGTAAGTCGTCTACACAGTAGAACAAGTCTGAGTTAATGTGGCGCGCCTTGATATCTATGTTGTTTATGCTCAGGTTAATCATTACTTAGAAGCTCTATTAGATAATCGATGGAACGGATATTATATTCCTTATTCGAGCCCTTGGCCCGCCAACGGTTACGCGTCGGATAGTAGTAGTAGAAGCGGCCCTTAACGTTAATGAGTAGGGACCCATTACCAACAGAGGACCATTTAATGCCGTGTTTATCTAGACATTCCTTAGCGTAATCAAACTCAGGGAAGTTTTCATTATTCATGGGCTCATCCACTTTAATTGATAGGGTATTGACAGGGCGGGGGCCCTGTGCTATAATACACGCATGTGTATAACACATCTGCAGACGTAAGGCGAAGCTTTATACTGCGTACGCCGTGCCCCTAACTCACGAGAGCACGAAGGGAATGAGGCCAGGACTGCCTCACTACCACCTGGGTACCCGACACCCACCTGCCATCGATAAGGTGATGATGGTAGGTAAGTCAAACGGCATACCGATAGGTATGTGGCCCCACACGGGGCGGAGGGGATGACCCCTTGCAGGCGGGAGGGGGCAGCGCACGCAGGTAATGAGAGCCACGGAGCAGCGACCGACTGGGGGAGGGACTCCCTTACGGGAGTTAGGCCTATCCTCTCCTCAGGATGACATATAAACCGCCCTTGGCGATTCCCCCAATCGGGTGAAGCTGTTTATTAGACGCTGTAACCAATAAATTATTGGGCCCCCCGTGTTATCGGGGGGCCCACCACAGGCCCACAACAGCTAACTTAATCCCTACTAGGGATTGAAACTCTAGGATGGGCCCCTCTGATTAGCTGTTGTGGGCCTGTGGTGGGCCGTTAGTTAATTAAGTGTATTTGGAGAGGAACTTTACTAGGTGGTCGATAGAGTGTGAATTATATTCTTTATTGCTTCCTCTGGCCCGCCACCTCTTACGGGCTGGGTAGTAGTAATAGGAGCGCCCCCTCACTGTAATTGATAGGCGCCCAGGTGTATCTAATCGCTCCTTAGCGTAATCTAGCTCATTACTCTCATTATTCATCGGTTGTTCCATTATATTGGCACATATATTCTATCATTCGGCCGCCTAGACTATCGTATGGCACTATTGTGTCTATTATTCTAATTGGGGCCCGCGGATAGTCCTTGTTCTATACCTGCTCTGCCCCTCGTCCTTATGGGAGTGGTTATAAGGAGGGGGCCCCCTCTACCACAGTGCCCACTGTGTTATAACATCGCGGGCCCTTAGTATATGACAGTAGCTGAGCCTATACACCGGTTCCTTATACCGTAGTAGGGCTCACCATCGTGACAGTATGGCCTCAATGCTGAGCTACACCGACCGCGTACCGTCATACCGCGGGCCTTATGTTAGTTGACTGTATCCTCAATATTGGGGTTGACACCACTGTAGCGGCGTGGTATAATGGATGTATTGGATTATAGAGGTGCGGCTGCTAGACTATTTAGGCCCATCTTGCTAGCATATCCACAAAATTAGCCTTAATAATCACCCCCCTTCACAGAGATGCGGCCGGTGCCCAGATAGCACCACTTATGGCCATCGAGGGTTGTACTAGGTAACGGTAGTTACCTCCTAGAGCCCGGGCCTTCCTCGTTAATTAGTACATCGGCATTATTGCCACGATGATAATTTCGATGTATAATGTATATATGCTAGTGCTCACTGAATATCTGGCCAGTGAGCATGATCTAGACCTACTGAATATCTGGCCAGTAGGTTGAACCTATCCCTAGATTGTGACCCCGGCCTCCGATGGAGGGGGGGACCCGCGATCAACGGATAATCAATGCCCTATAGATGGCGTCCCGGCCTCCGATGGAGGGGGGATATGCATCTGTAGGGCATTTTCTTATCTCTCGATCCCGGCCTCCGATGGAGGGGGGACCCAGAGATAAGAAAATGCCGGGGGCCCATCGTGGGGGCTGCCCGGCAACACAGTAGTAAAAAAGTAAGGAATACCCCCAGTATAACATATGGAAACAAAATATTCAAGTAGCGGATTCGAACCTCGCCCATCTTACCACGCCATGTATATTATGCTAGGCGGGGCCCGCCGTTATCTCGCGGCTGCCACTATTCGTACCAATGCCAGTGGCTATCAGTACGTCCTCGCTAAGGAAAATAAGCGGCTATTCGACTATCTCGAGCAGTGCCGCTTCTTCGCGTTCCACTGCACTAACGTCCGTAAGGAGTTGGTATATGTTCACCAGATAGTTCTCTACATTGATAGACGGCCCGCCGCTGGTTGGAGACGAGAACGCCGCGGTGAGGTCTGCCGCGCGGGCCTCATGGAGGTACATCACCTGGATGGTGATACCTCTAACAACGACTATGGTAATCTCTGGTACGTGAGCCCCATCGAGAATAAGCTCCTGGCCCACGCTACTCAGAATCCTGAGGTTATCGCTGACCCCTCTCAGTGGGTAGTGCACTACGGTACCGATAGTGGTGATATACGCCCCCTCGCTCAGTTCACCCGCCTGCTTGAGCGCACACTACAGTGCACTATGACGCGATTGGGCCTCGATTGGGCTCAGGAGAAGGTACAGCGCTGGTGGCGGGGCCTACCTACTGATGCAGCTCGCCATCTCATGGCTGGCCTTAGATCTACTATCGATCCCCTACTTGATATCTTCAGGAGTGAGCAGGCCGCCTACGTGTGACGCTGTTGCTATGAGGCTGTACTCACAATTACGACGGGCCCCTCTACCTCTCGGCTCTATCCCTTATAGGGGCTGTTTACTTATAAGGAGCGGGGCTGTTCGGCGGTAGCTGTTGTCTTATTATTATTTATTAAATCATCACATAAGTGCTGGCAATCATATATCACGTATTGACTGACGGCAAACGCGCTGTCTGCTACCATTATGTACCCGTCCTCGCTATCCTTCTTAATTAGACCGCTCTTCAGTAACTCCTCTGCTTCCTCTCTAGTAATGGGAGAGAGGTACCTACCATCCTTTGCTCGTATTGTGTATTTAGTTTGCATATGATTTGTTTAGTCTAGTACTGCTTGCCCGCGCGGCTCTCTCTCTAGCCACATTTATTGTCTTATTGTCTAGTCCTCTGTAAAACTCGTGGTCTCCTAGGGCCATGAAGTAGCCCATCGCCTCTATTAACTCGGGCCTCTCTCGGAAGTATTCTACTCTTCCTCCTCCCTCTAGATACCTCCCCAGTAATATCGCGATCTGCACCTCCTCATCATTGGCCTCTATCCATAGGCTCTTGAACGCTGTTGTACATATATTAATATCGTGGCCCATCTCTCGGGCCTTCGTTAATGTGTATCTCTCTAGTAAGGCGTATCGCATTAGAATGGGGAGATGGGCGGGGCCATACTCCTCTAACCATTCTGCTATCCCCTCTAGTGCTGTGTTTAGTTTACTCAATGTATTACGCGCCCTCTGGTATGAGCGGGGTTGGCCCGCTAGTAGCCGCGGGCCGTGTAATTTATAGCTAGGCTACTCTAACTCTCTATTAACACTGGTGAGTTACATGGTCACCTTTTGGAAGAGTATATTTATATCTCCCTCATTCATGAGGGTGTCATCACTACTACAGGCCTCATAATAAACGGAGTCAATGTCGTCCTCCATGATTATGATATTATCCTCAGCCGTGGGTTCTTTGATTTTACATTCAATCACCATCGTGATGAATGGGTTATCATCTCCATACATCTTGTAGCCATCGGCTACGCTCTTGGCTATATAATTGCTATGCGGGAACACTAGGTTGACAATCATACCAATGGCCAGCTCACTGATATCGATAGAACGGCCGTTTGCTAACTCCAAGTAATAGTCTTGTGCCCCAACGCAAGTTCCAGTTAACACGGCGTTGCGGTTAGTCGTAAATGTAACTTGTTTGGTTTCACTCGAACGGGTTAATTTGATTCTTAGTTTCATTCTTGGTTTCATGGCAGTCCTACTTAATTATTTGATGGGGCGGCCCTCTACCTAGTAGAGGGTCACTCTTCCCCGCGGCGGGCCGTGTAATTTATACTCTAGCTCTCTATTAGAGTCTCTCTTGGAGAGACACCTTACGGTTGAACCAGTTGGGAGCACCTGAAGTAGGAGCACTTGCTTCACGCGCTGCTCCACTTGCTCCCTTAGTTTCTGCCTTCTTATTGAAGAGCATATCTAACTCGTCCTCATTCACGAAGGTATCGTCATTCCATGCTTCATAGTCAATTGACGCAATGTCGTCCCCCATGATGATTATGTTGCCCCCGGCTGCGGGCTTCTTAGTTTGACATTCAATCACCATCGTGATGAATGGACTGCCATTTCCATGGATACGGTAACCATCAGCTACGTGCTTGGCTATAGTATCAGTATCTTGTGGTCTGAATACTAGATTAACAGTCAGCCCAATGGCTAACTCACTGACATCAACGAGGTTACCATTCACGTTCAATTGATAATCACTGGCCCCCACCACGGTGCCAGTTAGCACCGTGTTGCCATTCTTAGGACTAGTAGTAAGTCTTACTTGTTGGGTCTTGTTGCTACGTGTCAATTTGATTCTGAGCTTCATATTACCTCGTTAGTTGGTTAATTGATAAGGCGGGGTCTAGGGTCTCTTAATGCTGCGGCCACTCTTCTCCGCGGCGGGCTCCGTAGTATGGCCATACTTGACGGCTGGTCCCCCCTGCGGGGGCCTTCTTCATCTCCAGACATGCCTTGGATACAAGAACTACTAGTTCTTTATATCGTGGCTTAATGGCTAGACTATATAGATGAATGGGGTAGCTAGACATTTCCTACCTCTCCTATCTTCCAGTAGCTCTTCCCGCCTACTCGACTCTCTACACCATTAGGTGATAGTATGATACGCGCATTGCTCCGCTTGGAGCTCGATAGATAGAGCGCGCGGGCCAGGAATGCTACGATTACTAGTATTGCTACACTATGTGTGATGACCAGCACGGCCACCATGAACATGAACAGTGATAGATACGCTACGTGACGCGCGTCTAATTCTATAGACTTCATATAGCTCTCCCATGGTGTGGTTAATGGATGGGTACACCCAGTGCCGCCGATTAGGCCGTAGTCGAATTGAAGATAATAGAATATGTCGTCAAGTTCCTTATTCATTTTACGAACCCAAGCTTCAAGAATAGCTATTTCGCTATAATCAAACCATTTTCCGTGTCCAGATAATTCTTTTTCACGATCTGCATATTCTGCCAGTTCAAGCTTGGAATGACGCCACGCTATTCTAACTTTTTGTGTTTTTCTTGACTCTTCTAATAAATCATCACGACCCATTAGCATTTTTTCATTTATCATTGTTTTACCTCTATTAATGATTGTTTACTGATAACTGATAGCTGATAACCAATAAATTAAGAATCACGATCAAATAATTCTACAGGGGGCACTAGGAGACCCATTGGCTTATATAACTGATGACTATTAGTATGGGGAAGGGTAGCATCTTATCTATTCCTGATAACTCCCCTACCATATACATCAGTCCTAGACATACGGCCCCCGGTAGGAATAGAATACTAACGTGAGCCGATGCCATCAACACGACCAGCGCGGCCGCCGTTACACCTAGATTGATAAGGCGAGTGGGGCCGGCGTGTAACCAGCGTTGCCACATAGGGCTCCTTATCATCCAGATGGTCAGCCAATAGGCTGATAAGAATAGGGGTGTCAGTAACACTACTACGCCGACGAAGGCGGGCCAATTCAACTGGTCTACATCCGTTAGGGCCAGATAGGAACTCATGGCATCTCGCCCACTACTATTACCTAACATGACTAGTCCCAATGATATGCCCCGCACTACCGCTTCGAGATAGGATTCAGTCTTACCATCAGGGGCGGCTGCGGCTACAGGTAACCCAATAGCCAGGAATGGTCCTAGTGATATAGCGATGCCCAGCGCATTGCTGGTCTCACAGTCCTCAGTCTTACGCCTAGCGGGGCGTATTAGGCTGGCCATAACGTAGCCCCCCATACCCAGGATGGTAGTAGCGTGGGGCTGACTATGCAGGAACCATAGGAAGATAGCCGTTATCACGGCTAGACCTACCATCTCGGCGCGGCCCCAACACTGCACTAATATGAAGATGACCATCATTAATGGCGTTATCCACATATGAGATACACCGATGTATTGGTCCATAACTACTATGCCTAGACTGGCTACTATGCCACCAATTAGGCTGGTGATGCGTATTAGTAGCGAAGCCGATGCGTCGTACCCGCTAGTGGCGGTAACTACCCTCATACCAGTGAAGGCCGGGTTACTCATGCGGGCCTCACTGGTGATAGTGCCAATTATCACTATAGCTAATACGCCCATCGCGTTATCGCCGCTAATAAGTGGCATAAGCGCCATCAACAGAATCTCGATACTGAGATATGGTATCAGAGATACTATGAGGGCCAGCGCTCCCAATACGATTGTCATAAGACTTACCCTAAGGTAATGTTTTAAAGGTAACGTTATTTAACGTGCCGTTACTAACGTTACCCGTTACTTCTATAAACCTACCGCTGCGTATTCTCCTAGCCAGGATAAGTACACTGCACCTGCTAGTGCCCGCATCCTCGTATAGGAGGGCGTAGGCATGGTCGGGTAGTAGAGGGTTAGAGTATGTAGTGCTCTTAACCCAGGCCTTAGCCGTTACGAGGGAGCCATTATGGCGCCTTATATCGCATAGGCCCACTGGTATAGGTGGGGGCCCCTTACCTAGTATAAGGGAGATTATTGTATCTAGCACGTTTTATGGCCTCATTGAACTCATCCTCGGTCACGAAGGTCATAGTATGAACTATGGCCTCGTCCCATTCGATGATGGCGTATACGACACCGCCGTGCCGTAACGCATAGTCGATGGCCCGCACGTCGAGCGCATCTACTTTTAGGCTTAGGTTAGTTATAGCATAGTAACCAGAACCAGGTTCGGTCTCCCGTAAGGGTTCTCTTAGCTCAATGAAACGCTTCTCGAGCCTAGGGTTGCTATCACTATCATAGTCTAGATAAGTACGGTTATAGGTGCCCTTAAACTCACCATTCACCATTCTCCCTCGTATAGTTAACCGCTCGCCTATCTCAGGCGGGGGCCCATCTAAGGGTATATATACATAACAGCCTCTCCTATTAGAGGCAAGTAGGGGATCGGTGGATGTGATTACCTTAACTCTATCTACTACCTTGTCATTATTAGCGCTACATATGGAAGGCGAGGCCTTCGATAGGTTAAGTGCTACGCCAGCGAATGCAGCTACGCCGAGTGCCATTATTGCATATATTATTAAGGCACTTAAGGGCTTTCTTCCCATCTGCTGCACTCCTTAACAGAATATACTTCTTTATCCCGTACCCAAGAAGGTACCTTCTCCAATTCGGACCGAACTACTGGAGTTCCCCAATAGTAATGCCCGTCAGAGAATTGACCCATACATGGATCTTGGTCATTACGACGGGCGCATGATAGGCAGAGGCTCATTTTTTACTCCCTAATTACTTCTTTAATTGGTTAAAAACAGCAATTTCTTCTTTTATACTTTCCTCTGTTCTTTGTGCAAGAACTTCTATTGCTTGAGGCAATAACTCAGTAATACACTTACAGGCCTTGTCATATCTTTTAACACAAATCCAGTGACCATAGTAACAGTTTTCAGGGTCTGTTACATATTTGACTGCAAAAAATAACCACTGGCAATTAGTGTAATTTATTTCTGCAACGAAACCGTACGAGAAATTATAGAAATCGCACTCTTTTTTAGAGGCATTAAATACCTCTAAGACCCGATTCTGAAACTCTTCATATGACAGCAATTGTTTCTCTGCTAATGCTTTACTCTGAAGCTCTTCAAATGACAACATGACATAACCTCTATTATTTGATTGCTGATAACAAAATTTTCATTTTGCTTTCCTAAAGGTAATATACCATCCGCAGCCCGCCGCTAATATCGCACCAATAACTGCACCGTAAACTCCCGCAATCGATCCTCCTAGGGCTGCACCTCCTATCGTCGCTACCATCAAGCGATCAGCTTTATCCCAAAATCGAGGGGAATCAGCACCCTCGCGATCAAGGTCGACGCAGACTACCCGAAAACCGTTAAGGAAGTAGCGGTTGACGCGGCGGTAGGTGTCGTAGCGAATCGCGGAACGGCAGAGATTAGGATTGTTGGCCCAAGAACCGCCCCGCATGACAGAATATGTGCCGAATCTGCTCTTTCCATCAATATTTTCCTCTTGATTATTATCAAGCCAAACACTACCGTCACTAGGCGCACCGTCATAGTTATCATGCCAAGTATCAGCACACCATTCCCAGACATTGCCGTGCATATCGTACAGTCCGAAGGCATTGGGTGTAAATTGTCCCACGGGAGTTGTTTCGCTGGCGTCATAGTTAGCCAATTCCCCTGTAATGGTTTCCCCAAAGTAGAATGGGGTAGTAGTTCCAGCACGACAAGCGTATTCCCATTCCGCTTCACTCGGTAGTCGGTATTCCCTTCCCGTCAGTATCGATAATCTCGCACAAAATTCAACGGCATCGTACCAGTTGACTTGTTCTACGGGGCGGCGATCACTATCGGGACGGTCTTTAAAATAGGCTGGGTTGAGATCAAGGTTTTGTTTAACTTTTAAATCTGTGCGAGAGGCAACCTCTTTCCACTGAGCCTGAGTGATGGGGTATTTACCCATGAAAAAGGGTGGGACACTTACTTGATGTTGAGGGTGTTCATCATCAAAACTATATTTCTCATTTGGCGATGAACCCATCAGGAAAGTTCCCCCTGGGATAGCAACCATTTCTAAGGTTATGTCGTTGCCCAAATCTTCCCCGAAGGGTTGTTCTTTAAACTGTCTTCTATTCTGTTCGACGCCCTGTCTAGATATTATTGTGTGTGGTGTAGCGTTCATTTCCTTCTCTCTGTAGTACGGTATATACGCCCCTCTATTAATAGAGGGGCTCAGCCGACCTCCGATAAGGTCAGCTAATTACTAGTCCATAGGATTGGTGCTTGCGGCAGGGGTCGTCGCCGCCCACTCTGCATCGTTATTTGCAGCAGCGGCAGCAGCTTGTGCAGCTTGTAGCCGAGCAGTGCGCTCTACTTGCCGGCGCTTCTGCCGATTATTATTCTGAGACCGCGCCTTTGAGAACCAGTTATCCATCTCAGGCTTTGAATCAAAGCCTCGGCCGCTAATGGAAGTATGATTGACCTCCATGCCTACCAAGGCCATAGCGTAAAAGACAATGCTATTGACTTCCTCACCGTTTACGGTGAGTTCGGATAAGATGGGCTCCCCGACCTCGAAGAGAACGGATAAGCCCGCTCCTACCATGCCTTCAGCGCCATCAGAGATATTCTCAAATTGGTCCGGTGTTACCCGGACTTCAACTGTCATATCAACAAGCTGGTCGTTAGCAATTGGGAAACCCTGGCGGGTAATATTGTTAGTCCGCGCGACTGTGCCTACTAACCGTACGCTCCCATCGGAGCATGGTTTGTTCCAAAAGCGTTCTGGAAGGAACTTAGTTGTAAACGCTATTGAGAAAAGCAGTTGCGCTTTGGATTCCTGTGGTTTAGGTTCTGCTACCGCTGCTTTGAATGCTTCTATAGGGGATAGAGTAGTAGTGGTTTTGGCGGTGGTTCCTGCGGTGGTTTTGGCGGCGCGTTGTGTTCTCATGGCTAGCTAATAGGTAATAATGAGTAATTAGAGGTTATATCCCTCCGTTGGGGAGTGGTATCGACTACTTTCGCAGCTCGAGTACCATAAGCCCTCCCCAACGGAGTGGCTAGAGCAGCTAGTGCAGCTATAGTAGTTATCACAACTAGTGCGACACAAGCCCCTCTGTTGGGGAGTGGCACTGGCTACTTTCGCAGCTCGAGTACCATAAGCTCCTCCGTTGGGGAGTGGCTAGTATAGCTATGGTAGCTATCGCGACAATAGCTCTTCTGAAAGGGAGTGGCTAATGAAACTAACGCAGCTCTTGCTGGGTGCTTAGGGAGTACCCAACAGATAGTTTATTGCCACCGCTAATAGAATTCGCCGTCACGAGCATAAGCCGCCGCTAGTAACATTCGCTGTCATGGGCAATACCAGATACTACCTATCATATGGAGTAAAGAGCTCCACTAAAAGAAAAAGGGGCCAGGTGGCCCCAGGGGTCATATGACCCCATTGTAATTAGAAATCAGGATGATCTTCAGCTTCAGCGAGTTCTAGTTTGTAGTCACCGAGATCGAGATGTACAGCAGTTGCGATTTCCAACAGCTGCTTGAGTTGAGGGTTCTTGACATAGTTAGAGAGTTGGAACTCACTTACCATGTCGAACACACTAACGGGGACGATATCATCAGCGCCATAACTGGCTGCGTCATCCTGGGTCATAGGAACCACAGGATCATGGCCCTGGCCAGTACGACGGAAGGCTCCGTATATGGCAGATGACATGATAAGGCTCTCGCGAGCGAAGTTGCCCCGTTCGAGAGCGCCGTATGTGAGAGTACGGGCGCGGGCCTTTATAAGATGGTAGATTACCGCGGGCTCCTTAGCTAGTTTAGCAGGCATAAGGTTAGCCATAACCCGAGCAGGAGGTACACCACCTCCTTGGCGATCCGTATCCGCAAGCTTAGTGGAATTGGCAGAGTAGTATAACCCGTCCTGCGACGATTTATACATAGGTACGCCAGCAGCCCAGGCGCGAGCTGCTTGCACTAAGGTAGCCATGAAGATCTTAGCCTCAGGGGTATAGCCCCCGAGACCCATGCTTTCATAGACGAAACGCCAGGCGATAACACACGCCTTGAGTGCGTCGGTATCGACGCCGCTAGCGCGATACATACTATCCCAGGTTTGGAACGCAAGTGCGGAACAGATACCATAGCCAACACCTACGGCCACTTTGTAGTGCATATGCACCTCAGCAGCGTCGCTGACGTACTTATCGACAGCGATAGCAGTAGCTACAGGCTTATCCCACTTAGTGAGGGATTTCTTGCCCATCTTATCTTCATAACTCATGAAGGCGAAGAACGGCAGGTCATCTGCTTCGTAGCAGTAGAAGTAGCCGCCCATGCCCATGAGACTAGCATTGATAGTAAGGGCACTCTCAGCATCGATGCCATACTTGTGAGCATTAATGCCGCCGCACTGATCACCATCAGCATCGCCTTCGTTAACGGCGTGCCATAGGAGAGGGTTGACTGTGTAGTGTGCGATAAAGGCATCAGTAGCAGAGAACTTAACGCGGCCGCATAGGACGAAGCCCATAGGAGTCCGTTGTATCCCAATAACCTGACCTTCTTCGATGCCAAGCATACGCACCATAGGGCAATTGGGGTGCATGAGAATTACAGGCACGCCATCAGAGCTATGGAGCAAGGGGCTATAGCTGGTTTTGACCTTACCAACGACCACATCGCCAGCGCGGGCCATACTTTTCAGAATGCTTTTGGATTTAACCATGGTGTTACACCATGTGCGTAAACCGCGGCTGACCTTAGCGGTCATGGAGTAGATTTTACTATCCAAACCGCTTTGGTCTTCAATTCCTACATCAGTAACGTAGGCCAACAGTGTCAAGAGGTCTAGCATAATACCAGTAGCGGAGGCGCCAGAGAAGGTACCGAACGCGCTTAGGGCCTTACCATTGATATGAAGAGAGACCTCATTACCGTTATTCTGGGCAACGATATCCACTCCATCTGGATAGATGGTAGCAAAACGCTCTAGCAGTTTGCGGTCACTGCCGGGGGTGCTATCAGAAACGTAGTTGTTAACTACGCCGATAATGTTCCGTAGATGGTCACGCCCCTCAGTAGTGCTGATGTTAATGTGAGCAGCACAGTCTTTAGACGTGATCATACTAACTATGGACATGACGTTATCGTACTTAACCTCCTCCATGAGTGCTTCGCCCCAAGAGCGGTTCTGTAGAGCCACAATACCCACCTGTTCCATAGTCATTTTGGAGAATGCTACGGACTCACGAGGAGTGGCTATCTCGATATCGTATGGCAGATAGCCGTATATAACCTCTACTGTTTCTTCGATACGGACGCTGGTATCGTCGATGTCGATTACCTTGATGTCATCGTTAGTTACTACGGAGGAGATGGAATCCCACAGGTCGCGAGCCATATCAAATGAGATGACTTCTTTAACACTGTTGGCTCGAGCCCACTCAGTAAAGGTATTACTCTTAGTCATAAGATCAATAACTTCACCAGTAGCATCGATGGTGAGAAGCGCACCCTCAGGAGTATAGGTGCAGCCTCCCTTCTCAATGGCGAACATCTCTATGAGCGCGGGCCATCCCTTGGTGGTCTCGTTATTTAGGATGATATCCCAGGGTTGAGATAGTCCCTCAACGTCATAGGGAAGAGTAGTAAGCTTCTTACCTAGACCGCGGAGTTTGAGGGCCTGGTCACGCCCTACCATCTCAGTCTCAAGTCGAATAGTGACGCTATCAGCGCGGCCCTCGACGCCATTACGCGTGACAGTCCCGCCTATTACGCGGATGTCCTGCGCGAATGTCTCGTTCTTCACTATGCAGTACTTGCCCTGCATAATGCTAATGATAGAGTTACCAGGAGCATAAACCTGGCCCTTCGCTTTCTCTATCTTGCCTTCGATGACTTCCATGAGTTTACTCATAGGGTCATCTAGATCAGCAGCCATAAGAGCGCGGACTTCGCTAGGAATACGGAGTACGTGAAACTCCTTAGTAATGGTCTTCGGTACAGTATATTCGAACTCAAGGTCGCGACGTATAGCAGCAACACCACTGCCAAAGCCAAAGCGGCTATTGGTGAATGCGGTGCGTAGATAGAGGCCACCACCACAACTATAGCTACCATCACCTAAATCAACGCGAAGTAGGCTATCACGACGACCTACCACCTCAGCACGGGTGTATTTACCCGAGCTAGGTGGACGGTTGTATACCTTAGTGGGCTTGCTGAAGTCATGGATGGAGTATATCTTACCATCCTTAAGTCCGAGGAACATGGCCTTGGCGCCCTTACCTACAGCAATCCATTTCGCATTGTATTTGTCCGGCGCGGCTATGACACCGGCTTTGAGCGACAATTCAAGATCGCTGGGTGCGAGGCCAACGTTCTCCACTTGCAGGAACGGGAAGGCCTTATCCCAAGGCTTGAAAACAACAGGACGGGTCATACAGCGATTAATTTCAAACAGAGACTGACCCTCTTTAGGCTGAGCGCCATAGTTGATGTCCTCGCGCCACAGGTTAGTTACCTCATTGAGGATAGCACGCGCACCAGTGGCGTTATGCACTACCTTCATACAGAGTGCTACAAGGGCTACGCGACCACTGTAATCTTTGCCCCCTACTTTAACTAGTTCATTAGCGATGCGACTCTGACGGCCGTCATTGACGGTACCTGTACTAAAGTTGAAAGTAGTGTTACGGTTATTACCCTTGATGACAACACAGGGGCCCTCAACACTAACAATACGGTGCTGTTTGACACACAGACAGCCTACGAGAGCGGCCAGGTCATCACCAGACCACGTGGCTAATTTAGTGAGGAAGTGCTCACTATACATGCTAACTAAGCATTCGGTCTTAGTAGTATAGGTATGCTTGTCGGCTTCATAGGGAATAGACTTAGTTACACCTAAGTTAATGACCTTAGGATTCATTTTAGAATCCGTGGTGTAAACGACCCGGTGGTCTAGAAGCGCAAGGAACTTCTTAGGCATACGGCCGTTAGAAGACACTACATAGAGAATCGGACCTTCAGGCAGAAGGTCGAAGTTATTAGCCCCAAACAAGCGGGTTAACTCTTTACGAGCTGCTGTGATGCGCGCCTCCTGCTTAGGAGACACGACTCCACCGAGAGTACTAGGGTCAGGAATTAACATCTCGATAATGCTCTTCATGGTAGTGCTAGTGTTGGTGGTATTGGTATAGGAGCTATCACTCTCTAACCCCTTAGTAGGGGCTCCTGTGTTAGAGAGCGGGTGGGTAGGAGTTACTGCTGCAGGCGCCGCACCAATAAGACCATCAATTGTTTGAATGGTTAGCGCAACAGCATTATCGTTGTTGACACTATTGTTAAAGACAAATTCCCAGTCTAATAACGTATTAGTGTCATCATATCCAACGGCTTCAGCATATTCGCCATAGGTTTTATAATCGAGTACGCGATCATCGAGACCTACGACTTCACGACAAATCGCAGGATCTAAACTATCTACCACATCCATCCATGTATCATCAGGACCAGGTGCCCCGCTTTCTACAAACGCGGTCATGAGGTAGTGAGTGCATAAGAGGCGGGCCACTAACGCCGGGTCGTACATAAGCAGAGCTGCTTCGTATTCATCATTCTCATGCTCAGTACCTTCGTAGAACGATTTAGTGTCATGCCATTGAGCCGAGCCCGCGCCAATAGCGGCCTCAGACACCAGAGCTATATCTAGGTCTTCAGTAAGACCTAGAGCTTGGCAGTGGTGGACAAGCTCGTGAGTTATCGCGTATATATCTTCGAATGAAGGTATAGTAACGACATTGTCACAATAAGACGCTATGTCCCCTTGTACAAAGGTCACACCGCATAGTTTGCCTACGACTCTCATGCGGCAAGCCAGTACATCACTTGGTAATTCTGGTACTACAACGCTCATACAGCGTTTAACGCGTGCTGCTTTATCAGTAGCTTTAGCAGCTTTAGTTATCGCTAAAACGGCTTTAGCGTTTTTAGTTTTGTACTTCTTGCCTACACACGTGCGGCCGTTGCCGCGGTAGTTTACGCGGCCTTGGTCGAGGGCAGCGATAATACTACCAGCAGCATTATTTACGGTAGCAACGGCTTTAGCGCCGTTGCCGGTGCTAGTAGGACGCGAGGGACGCGCAAATACTGCGCTGACAGCGCGCAGTATAGGTTTGGCCTTACGTTGTCGTAAGACAAGTTTGTCTACGACATTACGATTGCGTAATACGGGTTTGCGGGCAGTTAAGGCTGCGGCAGCTGCGGCACGACGTAGCGCACGTCGTGCTGATTTTACAAATGCAGGGCGTTGTTGCTGAGGTAAGGAGCGGATGGGGCGGCCAGCCGGCGCAATACGACGAGAGCGACGACGTACTATGCGATTAGCGCGACGGCTCGCTATCTGCTGAGCACGGCGACCAGGGCCTACACGTCGTGCAGTAATAGGAGCACCTGCGATGATAGCGGCGCTGATAGAGGCTACAAGAACATTGGATTGAAAGACGATAGAGTTGATGGTATTCATGGTTAGTGGTAATATATAGCCACTAAAGGAAAAAGGGGCCCAAGCAGGGCCCCTTTTTATTAGTCAAGTAGATCGTTGATGTCGATGTCGACTGATAGGTCAGCCGGCACTTCCCAATCAGTAGTAGCATCTGATGATACTACTGACTCAGCAACAATACCTGGCTTAGATACTATTGCTGCAGCATCTCGTGCAGCCTTAGCAGCCTCCCGTTTGCGTTTGCGGGCGGCCGCTTTACTATGTAATTGTTCCACAGTTACCACGTTAGATTTTGCCGTTCCCTCAAACCCGTCCAGTATAGACGGGTCTATTTTCGGACGCACGACTTCCCGATGAAGTTGGATTCCTGCACCTTCAAGGTGAAAGTACTGGGTTATTGCGCCCTTGTATTCCGTTTCGCGCCCAACGTGGAGGTCTTCCGCGCTGAAGCTAACTTTTACACACCCCCACGAGCTGTCCCACCCGTCTTCAAAATCTGTAGATAACTCTACAGACATTATCACGTCATCGCTGGCATCTCCGGAGAGAAGCTTTACAAACTCGGCTGTAGATAAGCTACGGCCATCGGAGGTAGTGAGAGGTACCTCCCCGTTTTTACTGGATATCAGCCGGAACTCCAGCCAGTAGCTAGACCCATCCAGGCGGCGCTTGATAGCGCCATTGTGCACGTAAGCAAGAACGCCAGGCTTAGTGCTGGCAGAGCGACTTACGTTAAGGGTAAATACGTAGTTTTTGGAGTTGGTGGGTTGGTTAGAGGCTTGATTAGAGGCCTGGTTGTCGTTGTTGTTGTTGTTTCTCATTGTGTATACTTGGGTGTATAGGACTACTAAAAGAAAAGGGGCCAATTGCTGGCGTACTTAACGAACTCAGGTGCTGAACTTCATTCCTCTTCTTTTTAAGGCGCTATCATTTAGAGACGAGGGGCCCGCCTCTATCTTGAATAAGAAGTAGAGACGGGCCCATAGCATTACCCTATTAGAGTAATAATCTCTAAATCACCATCTGGTGCAACATACCAGCGATGACCATTGAGGTCTAGATGACATGCCGGCCTATCTACAGACCGACGCTGAATTTACCTCCTAGAATAAATGTTTAATTATTCAGGTAAATCTACAGCGGGAGCCCACCCCGCCTCTAACATCGACACGTAATCGATGTCGGGATGGTAGTCCCGTTCAACATAAACTCCATTACCCCGCTGGTAGCGGCAGAGGGGTAATGGTACGTACTTAAGAGGCCGAATGAAGGCATAGTTACCCTCATTCCAGGTACCCACCTCCCAGTAAGTAGCCCACTCAGGAATTACTTCCGCTGTGGGTATCTCTACTTCCCACACGGTCGTGAAGGCACGACCAGGATTGAGCTTGGCCAGCTGCTCTTCACGGGTAATTAGCTCTCCTCCATTGTAGGAGACCTCTATACCTACCTTCTTAGCCAGAGAAGATAGGATACCCGCTAGACGAGGCGGGCAAGGTAGCTTCATGTAATAGGAGTTGGGATTGAAGTTCCACGTGTCACGACACTCCACCTTGATGGTGTCGGGACCTACTGCCAGAATGCGGTAGTTAAAGTTACCGATGGCCCCGGCTAAAGAAGACCACCAGTCATCGTAGTCACCGGAAGCAACGAGAGAGGTGCGGCGGCTCATTTCTTCGTCTTTAAGATGAGCCTTGAGGCTTATTATTACCGCATCGCGTGTCTCAGCAATGTCGGCTTGAGACAAGGTTGGGGGCTGAGAACCCCCCATGAAATAATATGAGATGAACGCCCACGTCGTTGGGTGGACGTAGATGCCTGCTGCCTGTAGTGCGGCGTAGATTGACGTTGCTAGGATTTTGTACATGTGTCCTCCTGGGACTGATAAATCACCAGAAGGAAAAAGGGAAGCATATAGCTCCCCATAGTGTTAGTCTATTAGAGTGATGACCTCGAAGTCACCATCTGGTAGAACATACCAGCGGTGACCATCCAGGTCTAGATGACATGCTGGCCCATCTACGGACCGGAGTTGAATCGTTTGATGATTTAATTGAAGATAAGTGTGATAAGGGGACATGGATTTACCTCCTAGAGTAAATATTCACTAGAAAGAAAAGGGGAGTGGGCCCTCCTGAGTATTAATTGATTACATAGATGCACTTAGCGTCTATGTAATCGAGTGAGTGGAACCACAGCCGTGACTCCACTCAGGTAGCGTAGGCATCCCATTTACTCTGAGGAGTATTCGATTAATAGACTCCTCAGTAACTAGGACTTTATACCCTATTACTTTAACCAGCTTAGATCTAGCTGGTAGTGAAAGAGCTTGTCACTCTTCTCTATTGTCTCAAACATCTCATAGAGGCACTCCTCGAGATGATCTCGGTCCACCCGGCTAGTCAGGCCGAGCCCCTCCCAGGTAGGCTGAGGGGGTTTAATCTCCACCAAGCAGGTCTTGGCGATGCCAACAGTCAGACGAAGACTATCGGTACTATAAAGCTGGCCCAGCTTCTTATATACCGCCTCGGCATCGGTAGTAAGCTGAAGAGCCCATAATTCCCCAGTATACTGGCAGACTATTACGTCCACCTTGTATACCCGGTCTAGGACTCCCCAATCATCAGTGGGGACGAGACGACGAAGGACACCGCCTCGGGAGTTGAGCTCTAGATGCTTATTCGCGAGCTCATGAGCGGTGTTATACAAGTAACCCTCCCCCCATACCTCACGGGGCTTGGGACATTTAAAACCTAATTCTTCAATCACACGCAACACTACTTTCTCCATTTGTAGACCATTCATGATGTACTCCTAGGATTATAAACTACTAGAAGGAAAAAGGGGCCTGCCCAGGCCCCTTAACTACTACTCTTTGTCTACCTTACATAGTGAGGTAGGTAGAGGCCCATAACAGGCCTCATGGTATACTCCACCAATGATGGCACCGCATGTGCCAAGAATTACCGCAATAGCTGCTATGTAAGATAATGTGTATTTCATAATCCCTCCTAGGGTTATAGATCACTAGAAGGAAAAAGGGGCACTGTGCCCCTTCTATCAACTATTTAACAAGGATGTAGTTGATGTCGAACTGGAGTATATCCTCCTCCGTCCATCGTTCTCCTTCTGCCAGCCGCCGAGGGCTGACAAATAAACATACAATATACTCGGCCCCTGGGGGCACCTGTACCCGTGAATCGGGTACGGTTACTCCGAGACGGGCGGAGAGGAGCTCCGCCGTAGAGAGGTGCCCTATAGCACTTGTCCAGTCAGTAATGGAGAGGAGAGCGCGGGCCTCTTCCTCTGAAATACAAGTGCTGGTTATAACCCCACCTGGTGTGGTGGGGTACAAAGAATTGGGAAAAGAGTTCAAAACGTAAAGCATAATCTGCTCCTTGGAGATAAGGTTCACTACAAGGAAAAAGGGAGCATTACACTCCCTAAATTACCCCAGGTTACTTGGTATAACCTGGGTTCCAGTTAATTACTGGTTCGGCGATGAACTCACCGCCGAAGATTACTAACTTAGACCAGACGCATAGTCTGGTTGGAAGTACTACTTCATCGTAATACGCTGGATCATCCTCCACGTACCACCAAGGTCGGTGGCTTTCGACGGCGACGTCGAAGGCGAGAATGAGCACAGCCCCATGCCCTCCACGGGCGAAATCTTTCGCCACTGCCAAACTGCGGCTGGCGTAAAGAACCTCGCCACACCGACCCCAATCGAGGTCGCTGTGAGTATGGCCACGGTAGGCGTAGTCATACTGCCGGGGCAGATGTTTGTAGATCATATATCCTCCTAGGATTAAAATTCACCAGAAGGAAAAAGGGGCCCGCAGGCCCTATTATTAATGCCATACCACCATCTACTTGAAGCAGGTGATATCAATACCCAAGAGGATCGAGCATCCCTATATTAGTTGGAATGGATAGCCCCTGGGTGGGGGAGGGGGTATACCCTATAATACACCAAAATACCGCCAGCAAATATCCAGAATCTAGGAGCTCTAGGCCTATAATACACCAAAATACCGCCAGCAAATATCAAGAATCTAAGAGCTCTAGGTATTAATACGTATATAGTTTAATACCGCCAGCAGGAGGGTGGGGGAGTGGGTATACCCTATAATAGGCCAAAATACCGCCAGCAAATATCAAGAATCTAAGAGCTCAGTAATAAGCTAGAGAGGTGTGGCAGTATGGAGCAGTTATATAGGAGGTAATGGTATGTTAAAGGACATCAAGGGAGCGGTTAGTATAGAGAAGTTGAGTGAGATACAGGTAAGAGAATTACAGAGGAGGCTAGGGATACAGCAGACAGGAATAATGGGGCCAATGACGAGGAAGGCCTGGGAGGACTGGAAGAGGAGTAAGGGTATGGGGGAACCGGGGTTAATAGGGCCGGGTTCTATAGGTCTATTACTAGAGGAGATAGACTGGACGGATATGACGAGTAAGGTAAGCAAGTACTTTACTGTGAGGGAGGTAACGAAGGGGCAGGCGGCGCGCATACCGACGAGTAAGGTCATCCAGGACAATATAGTGAGACTAGCTAAGGAGTTAGATAAGATAAGGGAGGAGTGGGGTAAGCCCATTATAGTGACGAGTTGGTATAGGCCCCTCGCAATTAACAGGGCAGTAGGAGGAGTGGATAATAGTCAGCATATAGAGGGGCTAGCGGTAGACGTAGCGCCCATAGACCCCACCGAGCTAATTGAGTTCGAGAGGTGGTTAGACGAGCATTGGTACGGGCCGCTGGGGTGGGGGGCCCAGAGTGGGAGAGGCTTCACGCACCTAGGGTTAACGAAGGGGTGGAGAGCAGGAGGAAAGAAGGGGCCCCGCTGGAGATACTAATGCCTACCCCTCCCCACACAAGACAAGGAGCATTAGCATATTGATACGAATAGAAGTATGCTAAGAAACATTGATAGAGCAATGCGGCTGCAAGAGTTAAATAGTCAGCAGGTGCGGGAGCTACAACAGGAGCTAGGTGGTTTAGTAGTAGATGGAGTAATGGGGCCGAGGACAGAGGCTAGGTGGAAGGAGTGGAAGAAGGCAAATAATCAAGCGGAGCCCGACCTAATAGGACCAGGCTCTGTGCGTCTATTACTATCAGATGAGGAAGTAATGACGAGAGGGGAGTACGATCTAGCGTTAGCCCCCGCCTCTAAGAAAGATAGGGATCGATACTACAGGCCTCTAATGGCAGCGATGGAGGAGTGTAATATAAAAGGGCCCGCGCGTATGGCGATGTTCTTAGCTCAGCTGATGCACGAGTCAGGGAACCTACGCTACGATGAGGAGATATGGGGGCCCACACCAATACAGAGGGGATACGAGGGCAGGAGAGACCTCGGTAATATAAAGGTAGGAGATGGACGAAGATTCAGAGGTAGAGGTTTATTTCAGTTAACGGGCCGGGCCAATTACCAAAACATGGGGAATATGCTAGGGCTACCGCTAGTAGATAACCCAGAACTAGCAAGGGAGCCCGTCAACTCAGCACGCATAGCAACGCACTACTGGAGAACACGGGGGCTAAATGAAATAGCAGACAAGAATGATATAGACGCATTCAGGCAGGTAACGCGACGTATCAATGGCGGGCTGATAGGGTTATCAGATAGACTAGAGCACTGGAAGAGAATACAGGCGGTGCTGACATGATAACAGGAAGGTTCCGTATATATCCGAGTAGAGACAACTCTATGTTAGAGGAAGATGGTCACTACTATGAGGCCCGCATTCACGACACCGTGGGATCTCTACTATTATGGGGGCACCAGAAGAGAGGGGGCCATACAGTAGACTATAAGGCCATAGTAATACCAGACTATAATGTAAATGAAGATGGCTATATACATAGTAGAGTGGGATGGGTAGGGTTATGTCTCCCCTACCTAGATGCCGGTATAGTAGCGCACGAGGCTCTACACATAGCCACATCATATCTGAGACTGAAGGGTCTACTTAAACTAGGAGAAGATATAGATGATGATGAAGAGACACTAGCATATACGCTAGGTACGGTAATGAACCAGATAGGGGGGTATATACACAAGAGATACAGATAGTATTGGCAGAAGCGGCCCCGCGTTCCTCTGCAATTTAATTCCACAAAATTTAATTAGGAGTAATTCATGACGTTACCTATTGTCGGCTCGAGATACGGATTTGCTACCTACGGCTACCGTACTGCTGTTAATAATGCTGGTGTCCCTTTTACTTTTTCTGATTTTTATACTTTTCTTGATGCCATCGGCATTACTTCTAATCATAGGGCGTTTGACCCAGCTAATAATGGATATTTAAATTTTAGATTTCCTTCTGTAGATGCAGATATAGCTGAATTAGGACCTGTAACTACAGACTTTTATGATGGCCGCAGTAGAGCAAGAATTGGTTGGTTTGGAGAAAGTGGGGGTCTTAAAGGAATTGGATCGGATATTCAATTAATGGCTCATACCAAAGCTATTTATTTAGCCAATAATAATAATCCTGGCAGCCCAATCGGATTTGGCGCAGGAAGACAGCAGCCTAACAACCCCTTTATTTACGCCGTGGGAGATAACAAAGGCTTTGCTATTTTTAGGGCAAAATATGATGGCTTAAATAACTTTGCAAATCAATGGGGTTTTACTTATTTTGGATACTGTGATAACCCGGCATCAGTTGCATTTTTTGGTAATAACCAAAGTTACCCCCTTGATTATATTGCCTACACCAATAGTAACTTGGGTTGGGTTCTTGCCCCCCAACCTAATACACCACTGATGCAGCGTAATAAACAAATGGCAAACCCTGGGCAGTGGAACGAAGGACCGGCTATAGGCGTTGACCTTATTACTTCTATAAACTGTACTACCCCTACTCCTGGTGTTAATATTAGCGATCTTATGTTTAGAGATAACGGCGCTACCGATTACGGCATTAATTATCCCCTAGGAAGAGCCAGACCCTTTTTAGTATTTAGTAACCAAAATCTAGCAGTGAATAGTGTAGTAAGAATTATAAATTCAGACTCACCGACACCAGAAGATCACTTTCACATAGTAGTTAGTAATGGTTCTGGTGGCGGCAGCCTGTTGATGCCAATTATTACTGAAAATTACTCTTTGCCATAAAAGTAGTAAACACCAGATTGATTGAGGGCGCAACACTTAACTGTCAATCAATACTAATTAGCCTTGAGTTAGGTCTGGCATAGGTGGCTTAAGCTTGTTAAATGCTTGTATCTTATGGACCACGCCGTGTACCGGTATGACTATGTTCTTACCTGTATTACCATTACATTTAAGGCACGCGCTACACTGAGTCTCGTTAACTGAATAGAGACAGGCCTGCTCTCCCCTAATAGGTAGCTCACCATCTATAGCAACCCGATAGGTAGCCCAGCCCATAGAGTGGGCCAGCTTTAAATCCTCACGTGACTCTACACTAGCATGGAGATAGTTGCGCCACTCAGGGTCACAATCACGCCATCGATGGGTATAACCAGTCCATCCCGGTGCCTTATTAATCAGAGGTAGCCAGGCAGAGAGGGGCACCATAGCTGGATCGCCATAGGCTCCCAAGCGCAGGGGGAATGGTAGCGTAGTGTTCTTCCAGGTATCGAGATCACCACGTTCCCACATACGCCATAGGTTATTAGAGGCCCGCGGATCCACATAACACACCCGTTTCCGCAGGGGACAATCACCGCATATACTACTATCAGCACCAGACTGTATATTAGATATAGGCGAGCCCTCCTGACGCAGGATATATGTCTGTATCATAAAGCCCGTCTTACGATTCATGCTGGGGCGCTGGAATCCACTGGCGAGAACTACTATAGGTTGACTGTCCCAGAGAGAAAGACCACTCCATATCACGAGGGTACTACTTTTATACATAGAATATAGTCTAGAATGGATTGAGGTATGGTATTATCATTGAAAAATATGCACACACAACTCGAAGACTGCGCTAGTCAACTACTAGTAGCAGCAGTAATCAAGAGAGATGAGACAGCCACTGAGGCTATTCTAGATGTCATCGCCCTATTATTCACCGAGGCCGAGCAGATAAAAGCAGCTCATATGGCTTACAATAGCCTAGATGAGAGTGAATGTGACTGGCTTCAGGAGCAGATAGAATTATTAGACTGCCCCTCAGCCGAGGTTAATCAGGAGGACTTGATGCAAGCACTAGAAGACGAGGGTATCTTTATAACAGAGCAGGCCCTAGAACACACGTACGGTAAGTCGGAGCATGATGATGAAACTAATACGATTCTTAAGTAGTTTACTAGCTCTAGTACGCCTACTGAGTCGAGCCCATCTTACATGGGCCGGGTCGTATCTCACAGTAGACTACGAGGGAGTGATAATCCGTGTAGGTCAGGGAGAGTTGAGTATAGATACCAGTAATCATATGATGATTAATTGCAATCACAAGGAGGATAGTAGACCAGATGTTTCCAGCGTGCAGGATAGGAGATATGGTGAGAAGCATATGCCCCGGGATACCCAGCGGGCCTTTCTACACAGGTAGTCCTGATACTATGATTAATGGTAGACCCGCTATACGAATAGGAGATATGTCAGTGCCGGGCCCTGCTATCACTGGTAGCCCGCGCACACTTATTAATGGCATACCCGCCGTGAGTATTATAGATCAGGTCTTCTGTGGCGTTATAATAACAGGTAGTGAGGACACCTTCATAAACTAATGCTTACATTTAATAGAGATCCACAACCTGCTACCATAAGCTCACCCCCCTCTACTACTAATGCTGTCATACAGCAGTTCAATAGTGAATTGGAGGAGGAATGGGTAGTAGGAGAGCAGCAGGTTACCACACAGGGGGCCCGCGTGTATAGTAGACGATATCACGAGATACGCTTCAACGAGACAGATCTCGTACGATTAGATATGGTCAGCCTGGGTCGATATTCTCGTGTGTATGAGGCAGATCACTACTATAGACTCATACGCCCCTTCTACGAGGACGTATACTATGGCTCAGTGTCTAATCCCTATAATATGGGCCCGCCCAGTGATAGTGATTTCCTGCAGTGGCAGAAGCGTATTAATACGTATAGGCAGGAGAAGCACTATAGACCTAAGCGTGTGAATACGCTGGTATGGCAGCGCCCCGTTGATTGGCCATCACTAGGACAAGAGCAGGGTACCTTTCCTCCTACGCCCTATGTACTACCTCTAGTCAATGTAGGTAAGAGGGTGGCCGCCCGTGTAGTCGTAGACCCCCCCGTATCTCACACGGTAGAGATACTACAGACTCTTGATGGGCCGGCCCAGGTAGTCAGTGGTATATTCTTATTGCAGTGGCCTATTATACGTATTAAACTACTAGAATTATTACTAGGGGCCCCCTCTACCGTAACCGTGGAGTTTTGGGGAGAGTATCTATTCTCTCGCTTCAGTCCCGAGATAAATCACTCAGGAGAGAGCGATATACTACAGCACCCTGTAGGCTCTAGTCTAGCGACCAGATTATTACCCCCCAATAGGAGTGGTATGCCGCAGAACTTCTGGAATAACGGTGGGGATACAGCCCCATTAGTAGATAATTATTGGGCTCGCCAGGGAAATGGATCATGGACAAGCTAACACTACTAGATAAGCTAGCGCCACTAGATAAGGTGAAGTTAGAGGAGCTGGAGCCAGAGGACATACACCAGCTCCTACGCTTATATTACTTAGATACACCAGCTGATATAGATATCCTTAGGATTAGAATAAGTAAGAGATTACTACGCGGAGTTAACCGTACCTATCTTCAGCACCTTAAGCTACTATATGTTTACTTAGGACACTACCTTAAGAAATCAGGAGTTATACGTTGATTTATATATCAATTACATTCTCACAGCATCAGTCCCTTGATTGGTCTGATTGGTCACATACAGTAGGAGAGGATGCCTTTGGTTGGCTACAGACAGCGGGGGAGGACAATATTATAGTAGAGAAGTTAGAACCATACGAGGCAGTACTAGCTATAGAAGATGATATAGCGGATAATATAGGATATATATGCGCCATGCTAATAGAGCACGGCGTAGTAGAATTTAATGTTCACATAAGTCCTACTCAATTAGCATGGTAACACTATCAGACTACAGACTCACATACGAGATAACATCACTACCGACTATAATATTCGCTGGGATGACCGCGGCGGATGAGCCATTTCACTTCACTCGCTTTGAGGTGCCCCCTATTAATGGTCCTATCGAGTGCCGCTTTTCACTATTCGATAAGTCAGGTAATTTGATAGAGTTATCTAATCAATATGTGCACAGTACTACGCTAGTGGCTACCTGCAATATAGTGCCACTGCGTATGATAGAGAAGCTAGTTAAACCAGATCCATAGAGTAACTCTCGCTCTCATCTCGATAGGCCATACTATTAGGACGATCTAATGTTAGGTCACTCATATAGAGGGCGTCATAGGTGTCGTATTCATCACCATTGAATATAGTTTGTACGAAGAACTCAACAGGGGAGCCCGCGTCATCTACGACCTCGGTTTCAGCATTATCCTCTCGTTCCATGCGAGCCTGATTAATAGCTTCTTGAGTAGCGCGTATACCGGCACTAACAGCGTCTAGAGCTACGGGGGCTACACTACGCTGCATACTGACCTCTAGCCCACGATGGAGTAATTTATTTACGAAGCCTGCTGATACGAGACTCAATGCCCCCGTGATGACGTTGCTAGCTACATTACGCAGGCCCGCGAATGGGTCAGAGTCTATTGTGGGAGCCTTACCGAGTGTCTTCTCTACGAATGGGTTGATGATATAGCGGCCTGCGAGTTGAGCTGTTGCGCCAAAGGCTATCTCCTGTGCTAATAGCATACCGACACCAATTGTATAGTCCTCGTGTAGTTGACCTGCTAAGCGGCCCTTGAATCCCATACTCATCAGAGTACCTGCAGCGAAACGTCCCATCTGGTTACCTGCTGGGGCGCTTACGTAGGCCATAGCGCCTAGCATATTACCCATAGTCTGCTGCATTGCCTCGGGGCGGGCTCCGCCACTACTAATCATATCTCCTGCCAACGCTAATAAGGGGAATAGAAGTACATCCATTAGATTACCGGCAGTATTGTTAAGAATAGGTAGATCATCTACTACGCGTAAGAGGGGGCGATCTGGTCGTGGGCGAGGGTCCAGTGGGTCCACATCAGAGGGTGAGCCGGCCAGTAGGTAGTCGCGCCGACGAGCTGATAACTCCTTAGCCCTATCTGGAGCGACACCCATATCCTGTAGCAGTTTTATATAGCGCGTATCGACGTCACGACTCTCATAGTCCCGTAGCTCCTCTACTAGTCTATCGGCTGTATCTACCTGTTGACCTAGTGCTGTAGCGCGAACATAAGTAACTAGTCGACTAGTGGCTGTCTCATCTGTGAGAACTGTCTTCTGAATAAACTCTGCTATCTCCTTATCAGCTGGGCTAGGGGTACCGCTATTGAGTAACACACTAAAGATATCTGCTATTTCATAGCGCTTACCATCAGCGTGAGTGAAGGTATCCATAAGAGACTCGAGAGCCCGTGTTACCTGCTCAGGCTCGTTTATCTTCCCGGCCGATACAGCCTGTAACAGTGATCTAACCAGCGGACTAGCTCCTGAGCCAGTAAGG